GTGATCTTATTAAAATATTCTAAATCTAATTCAAGTCTTTCCTCTTTCTTTTTATAGAAATCAAATCTTTCTTTTGTCTCTAATAGATAATCATGCCCTACTTTTTGATCGAAAGAAACAGACAATGCTTCTGATAACATTTCTGGAAGATATTCAGGTGTATGTTTTTTATCTTTGCCATCTATAATCTGTATGCCACCTAAGATAGCATTATGTATGGCACGATCTTTACAAAACTTTTCTGTTGAATCTTTTAACCAGTCTATATTTACAGGTTCATTATTTAATGTAGAGATAATATCAGTAACCTTTTTATATTCATCTTCGGTCACACTTTTACTACCATTCATCTCAATAGATAATGCCTCTTTAGAAGGCAGAGCATTATACTTGTTTACAAATTTATATATTTCTGTAAACAATATTTTCTCTAATCTATCTGAGAAATATTCCTCTTTGATAAAAGGCAAAACCCTTCTAGTGTATTCATCATTATGAATAAGATTACTTAATACTGTTCTCTCAATTCTTTCCATCTTTATCCTTCTTAGTTTTTAGTTCCTCATCTAGTAATACAACTAATATATCACCAATATGATTAATAAATTCTTGACTATCTGTATCAGCGTCTATCTTATTTTCTATGATGGTATAGTCAAAGACCATAGGCAACGCACCCTCAGGTGTCTTTTCAGATTCAGGTCTGAATCCTACCTTGCCATATTTGTAAACTATACTTGCGAATGGACCACTAATTAATTTAAGTGCTGTAAAATCCTCACCAGGTTTTTCTACAAACACATAATCTTCCCTATGTTTAGGGTTAGTCGTCTTGTGCAGTTTCGGGATTGTTATTTTCTGTTTCTCCATATTTAAACTCTCTACTACAAACATCATCTAGTTGTTTTAGTATATCATCTGTAAAGTATTTTGTCGGGTCATTATTAATTGTCTTACCAAAAGTTTTAGAACCATCTGGTAATTCAATTCTAGTAGAAACTTGTTTAAATATGTTATGTTTTAAAGCCAAGTCTAGCAGACCGTAGTATCTATCTAAACCTTTGTCGTAAGTTAATCTAACATCTACGACTTTGTTTTCTTTGGTTAGTCTCGATTTGTAATTTTTACAATGTATTATATTACCTATGATTTCTGTGCCATCTTTTTCTTTTCTCTTAGAAAGATAAACGATTGATGACGCTGCATATTTTAATCCTGATCCACCACCCATTTCTTTTTGTGGGAACATTGAACCAACAACATCATAAGTATGGTTAGTAATTATTAGAGGCACTTTTGCCTTACCTAGTTTTAGTGTTAATACTCTAAAGGCAGCCTTAACTATCTGTGCCCTTGTCATATCTTTTGTTTCTTTACCTGCTTGTGTATCTTCCATTTCTTTTGTAGTTGATAGCATACCTAAACTATCTAATACTAATAACAATGGTTTTCTTTCAGATACATCTTGTTCTATATATTTGTCAAGCACAGTAATTGCTTGATGTCTAAATTCTTGTACAGTTGTCACTGGCATGATTACCATACGACTACTATCTATTCCTCGTTCTTCGATTATATCTTTTGTGACTGCTGATTCTGACTCAAAGAATATAACACCACCGTCAGGATTTTTATCTAGAAAGTTTTTACACATACCTAGAACAAAGAAAGTTTTACCTGTAGCACTTTCACCTGCGATTGCTGTTATCTTGTTTGATGGTAGACCTCTGTTTATAGAGCCACCTAATAATGCGTTGAATATATATGAACCTGTATCTATAAATGAATCTACATCACCTGAAGCGCCATCTGATACTAAACTAGCATATTCATTACCAGTTTCTTTTATTACATCTTTTAAAAAATCACTCATTAGTTATCCTCATTGTTATCATTATCTATTATACTATATCTATTTATTATGTCAAGCAAAGAACTCATCTAAATTTGCCTTTCTTGAATTTTTAAATAGGTCTTCTTTAGGTCCAAAGCACCATACATTTTCTATAAACATCTTGTTCATAAAATCTGCCTTTTCTTTTTCATCTTTGAATAGTGTATCTGATTTTGGTCTTTGCATAATTCTCATGCCGATCTGACCTATAAATTTATCTTTTAATCTGTTTACTAATTCGTCACTTGATCTGTATCTTGTACCTTTGATTTTAGGATCCATAATATTAACAAATAAAAACTTAGAAACTGCCATTGATTTTTCTGCAACTGGTAAATAAAAATCATCACGCCATCTTTCATACTCATTAAATTTAGACCATGATTGATCTGACTCAAACTCACCACCTTTATTATATTCTTCAGTAGCAAAGTAAGGTGGAGATGTAAACGCAACATCTATTGGTGGTAATTTATGATATGGTAAATCTTCAGCACCACATCTCCATATCGTTACCTTCTTAGGTTTAGATAATAGTTTATTATATTTTGATATCTGTTCAGTATATCTAGCATATGTATTAGGATTAGGATCACAACCATAGTATTCTTCAGCGTCACTGGCAAAGAAACCTGCAAGTCTATCACCCCAACCACAACTCGTATCTAAAACTCTTTTAGCATTTGTCATTTGATAGATTGCTTTTGCGACAACAGGTTTAAATTGTGTTGCGATATAAGTTTGTAATCTAAATGCTTCTATAATACATTTAGGAGTTAATGAACCACCTAGTAATTTTTCAGTTTCAGTGCCATCTATTTCTTTTACTTTAGTAAGTTTAACATTATTGATACCTCGCCATATAGGACCTAGACACTTCCATATATCATATGGTGTGCCATTTTCCCATACTTCCTTAGGTGCTCTAAAACCATAACTGCCACATTCTAATCTCAAATCTTGCATAAAATAATTTGATACTTTGTTAAAAGTGCTAGGACCATTTATCAAACCAAGACCATATTTGCTATATGGATACTCATAGTCATCATACTTTTCAAAGACCTCTTTATCAACTTGTTCTTTTGGAATACAAATAGTAGAGGTATCAAACTTTTGTAAGTTATAAAAATTATCTCTCATATCATCATAACTTATTTCAGTTAATGGAAATACAGGTCTTTCTGTTGCAATATAATCAGCAAGATTTCTTCTCATCTCCTCTTTGCCGTATTCTGCGTTCATAGATTCAAACGTCTTGTTATCTAATATAGGCAGTTTATCGTGTCTAGCAGCGTCTAGGAGACGGCTATATAGTGCATTATTACGTTTGTAGTCTTTCATTCTTTCTCCATTTATAATACTTGTATAGTTTTATATAAAACTCAAAACACTTGGGATAGGTTTCTGGATTCGGTATCTTATCAAACATATCCATAAATTCTTGAAACTCTTTGTCTTCTTCATTCATTTAAAAAAACTCGTCTAAGGTCGCCTTTCTCTCAAAGTTCCAACCGATTGCATTTACAATAAATCTTAATGGTTCTAAAAAAGACTTTGTAAACATTTCATCATAATCAATATATTGATGTAAGTTAAATTCTTTTGGCAACTTACTCGTAAAAGATATCACATGTTCTCTGATAGGATTTGGTTCTCTTAGTGTTATAAATTTTATCTTATCACCATCTTGTATTACTTCATACTTTCTTAATTGTTTTTTCTTTAACATATTATTATAGATCAAAGCACCTTTCACATGAATAGGTGTTGACTTTTGATATATGTCTTTTGATGAACTATATTTTTTAAGATTATTACAACTTCTAGGATAAGCAATATCTTCAGGTGGTAGTTTATTAAAGTGTGTTCTAAAATTTTCTATAAAATCTATGAGTGATGTTTCATCTTTATTCATGATAACTTTTAGTGCCTCTTTAATTTTTACACGACAAGGTGCAGGAGTTGATGACTTAACTGCTTCGATACCCATGATTTTTAGTTTAGGTTCTTTTAAGTTAAGACCTTCTTCATTAAATACATTTAAGATATATCTTTTTTTAGCAGTCCATATGCCTTTGTTGGCAATCACTTCTCGTTTCATAAACATTTTTTGGTCATATGCTTTAACATATTCTGCCAGTCTAGAAAAACTTTTGTCGATATAAGGTTGTAGTTTTTCTTCACAAAATTTATCTAATACTTTTACAATCTTTTTATTATCAGTTTGATCTTTAAATATTTTATTTACAATAGAATCTAACTTAATATAGATAGAATCTGTATCAGAAGCAACCACATATACATCATTATTAGTTTTTAATATCTTATTTAGATATGCGTTCACATCTCTTTCAATCCATCTGATAGTCAACTGACCTGCCATAGTAATACCTTCAGCATGTCTTACATCAAAGTATCTAAAGTATTGATTACCGATAGCACCATAAGCACTATTCAAAGCAATCTTTCTTGCAAGTTGAATATTATAATTTTTAGATATATCATTTTGTAATCTCTTATCGCCTGTCTCTTGATACAATGCTTTTGCTTTTGCCATCTTATCTTTATAGATAACTCTTTCTTTGTATAGTTTGTCCATTAACTCAGGAAGAAAGCCTTGTTTGTCTGTCCTAAACTGAGCACCATTGGGAGTGATAGTCCTCATGTCTAGGTCAGACAAATCAGATTTTTGATTTAGCATATTTTCTACATTCACACGATTAGGTTCATGACCTACCATAGTCTCAGGAGAGATATTATATTGCATAATTAAATGTGGATACAGACTATTCAAATCAAAACTTACAATCCAGTTATGAAAACCTACGACAGGATCTTTTACATAAGCACCCTCGTATGCTCTCGATTTTTGAGATTCTTTATTTGCAGGTGTGACAATATTTTTAGATTTAAGATGATTAAATATAATTGTATCCCACATACGAACTTGACCAAACACATCTTGATAATTTACTTTTGCTTCATATGCCATAGTCAAATGTAATTCAATTAGTTTCATCTTGTCTTCTAACTTATCAACTAATTCAACATCTTGGATATTATATTCAATAAACTGCTGATAATCTTTTGTATAGAAATCTTTAAAAGTATCATATGGATTTTCATTTTTCTTCTCACCTAACTCTACCTCACCTATATAATCTAGTTTATAACTTTCACGTCTAACAAATGTATGCTTACGATACAGATCAAGATAATCTAGAGTTGCTACGCCCATGATATCCCAATACTTTTGTTCTTTGTTAAAACCTTTACCTGTAACCCTAGCACTTTGTTGTGTCACAACACCCCATGGACTAAACTGTAAAAGATATTCATCACCCATTAATTTTCTAAATCTATTCATGAGATAAGGCATGTCAAAGAACTTAACATTCCAACCTGTGATGATGTCAGGATTATATTCTAACCAGAACTCTTTAAACTTCTCAATCAAATCTCTTTCAGTAGCACACTTAACAAAATTTACATCTGGCCTATCATTAACAAAATTATTCATGCCAAAGACAACAATCTTTTTTGTAGTGTGTTCTTTTGCTGTGATTGATATGA